TAAGTATCGCGTGGAACATAGAAACTTAGAACATTGGTTTACTGACAAACAAGGTAGACTGGCAGCATGGAGAGATTGGCGACTAAGTCTATCTAGTCTCGACACAGACTCTGCATATCAAGAAGTAGCAACCTGGTGGAAATTTGTGCCCATGGTTACTAAAACATTTGACCCTTGGAGACAGGAAACTTGGCCAGACCCATGGGCATTAATTGGGTCAGGTTCATTCTGCCCCAGCGCACAAGGGCTTGGAATGTTTTATAGCATGGTGCTAGCCAAAATTGATTGTGAGCTAATGTTAGCCATAATTGACGAAGCGCCACGCTTGTTGGTAATACTTCCTAACAAAAAATTGTTAAATTATTATGACGGCGAAGTACTCAACGTCGACGAAGCAAAAATGCAAATTCTACAAACATGGGGGCCTAGCGACCTCGCTAACCTAGTTAAAGTATAAAGATATTGCGCCATGGTTCCTGGTTAAGTATGAACTTACTGCACCAAGACAGCGCATACAAATTGGATTAAAGGAAAATATGAGCAAATCAACAATTAACGTAATTAAAAGAGACGGGCGCAAAGAGCCGTTGGACATTAACAAAATCCACTTGATGGTAGAAGAAGCATGCGAAGGTCTAGCTGGAGTTAGTGTAAGCCAAATCGAAATGAACGCAGACTTGCAGTTCAACGATGGCATCACTACTGGCGACATTCAAGAGATTCTTGTACGTAGTGCAAGTGACTTAGTTAGTTTAGAAAAGCCAAACTATCAATTTGCAGCCGCACGTTTATTGCTATACGGTCTTCGTAAAATTGTATTTGGACAATTTGATTACATTCCATTGTATGACTTAGTAAAGAAAAACGTAGCCGCAGGTGTTTACGATGCTGAACTGCTTGAGCAGTACACAGAAGCAGAATGGCGCCAACTTGATGTTTACATCAACCACCAACGTGACTTGGACTTTACATACGCTGGCATGCGTCAAGTTGTAGACAAGTACCTTGTACAAGATCGTTCCAATGGTCACATCTACGAAACACCACAATACATGTACATGATGATTGCCGCAACATTGTTTGCGACATATCCAGCCGACAAGCGACTAAGTTACATTCGCCGTTACTATGATGCGATTTCTACGTTTAAGATTAACATTCCTACGCCAGTGATGTCGGGTGTTCGTACACCTATTCGTCAGTTTGCATCTTGTGTATTAGTTGACGTTGACGATACATTGCCTAGTATCTTTAACAGTTCTTCTGCCGTTGGTTATTACATTGCTCAACGTGCTGGTATTGGTTTGAACGTTGGTCGCATTCGTGCCATCAACTCTAAGATCCGCGGTGGCGAAGTAGCACACACTGGTGTCATTCCATTCTTGAAAGTGTATGAAAGCGTTGTGCGTTCATGCACACAAAACGGTGTTCGTGGTGGCAGTGCTACAGTACACTTTCCAATCTGGCACAAAGAGATTGGTGACGTTATTGTGCTAAAGAATAACAAGGGTACAGAAGACAATCGTGTACGCAAGCTAGATTACTCTATTCAGTTAAGCAAGATTTTCTATGAACGTCTATTAGCTGACGGTGACATTACATTGTTCTCACCGCATGACGTTCCAGGCTTGTACGAAGCATTTGGTAACAATGAAGTGTTTGACGAGTTGTATGTCAAGTACGAAAAAGATCCTTTCGTCTCTAAGAAGACTGTTAAGGCCATGGCATTGTTTAGCGAGTTGCTAAAGGAACGTGCAGAGACAGGTCGTATCTATATCATGAATATTGACCACTGCAACAGTCATAGCAGTTTCACAGACATGGTACGTATGAGCAACTTGTGCCAAGAGATTACATTGCCAACAGATCCTATTCAATCACTTGATGACAAAGAAGGTGAAATCGCACTTTGCATTTTAAGTGCTATCAACGTAGGTAATGTTCGTGAACTCGACGACCTAAAGAACTTAACGGAACTTGCCGTTCGTGCATTAGATCAGATTATTGACTACCAACGCTATCCAGTTATTGCCGCAGAGATCAGTACTAAAGCTCGTCGTAGTCTTGGTATTGGTTACATTGGCCTTGCACACTATTTGGCCAAGAAGGGTCTAAAGTACTCTGACATTGAAGCCGCACAATCAGTTAACCGTTTAACCGAAGCGTTCCAATACTATTTGATCAAAGCCAGTGTTGAGCTTGCAAAGGAAAAGGGTCCTTGCGAATACTTTAGTCGTACCAAGTACAGCCAAGGTATCTTGCCTATTGACACATACAAGCGTGATGTTGACGAGTTCCTAGGAACAGACTTGCACTACGATTGGGAATTGTTGCGTCGTGAAGTTGCTGAACATGGCATGCGCCACAGCACACTAAGCGCACAAATGCCTAGCGAGTCAAGTTCTGTTGCAAGTAACGAAACCAACGGTATTGAGCCACCGCGTGCGGCAATGAGCACCAAGAAGTCCAAGAAAGGACCACTAAAGCAAATCGTTCCACAATACGGTAGCTTAAAGAACAACTACTCTTACTTGTATGAAGATGGAGTACAAGATGGTTATGTGAAGATTGTAGCGGCAATGCAAAAATACTTTGACCAGGCCATCTCTGGCAACTGGAGTTACAATCCAAAGCACTATCCAAACAACGAAGTGCCAATGAGTATCATGTTCCGCGACTTGTTGACAACTTACAAGTTAGGTTGGAAGACTAGCTACTACCATAACACATACGATATGAAAGGTGAGGACGAAGATACACTTGACACTACAGCCGCACCTATGTTACAATTACAACAAGTAAATGATGACGACTCAGAGGCTTGTGAAGCCTGTACAATTTAAGGGATAAGAAAGTGGCAACAGTTTTTAATAAGGACAAAGTAGATTTTACCAAACAACCTATGTTTTTTGGTGAAGCACTCAATGCCCAACGATTTGACACTTTCAAGTATCCAGTGTTTGATAAGCTAACGCAAACTCAACTTGGATACTTCTGGCGCCCAGAAGAAGTGTCATTACAAAAAGATCGCAGTGACTATCTTGACTTCCGCGATGAACAAAAGTTTATCTTCACTGCCAACCTAAAGTATCAGATTCTACTTGACTCTGTACAAGGTCGTGGTCCGGCTATGGCGTTCATGCCATTCTGCTCTTTACCAGAACTTGAAGGTTGTATGAATGCCTGGCAGTTCTTTGAAAACATTCATAGTCGCAGTTACACTCATATTATCAAGAACATCTATTCAAATCCAAGCGAAGTGTTTGACACTATCCTTGATGATGAAAAGATTATTGCTCGTGCCAAGTCTGTAACTAAAGCATATGACGAGTTCTTAGAAGTTGCTGGACAATATTTCTATGCTGGCAAAGGCAACTTGCGAGCAGTTAAGAAGAAGTTGTTCTTAGCAATGGTCAATGTTAATGCACTTGAAGCACTTCGCTTCTATGTGTCGTTTGCTTGCTCATTTGCGTTTGGCGAACTAAAGAAGATGGAAGGCTCGGCTAAGATTATTAGCTTGATTGCCCGAGATGAAAGCCAACACCTAAGCATTACAACACACATTATCAAGAACTGGTTCAAAGGTGACGATCCAGAGATGCAAGAAATTGCCAACGAGTTGATTGGCGAGATTGGTGCTATCTATGATTTAGTTGTAGCCGAAGAAAAAGAATGGGCTGACTATTTGTTTAGTCGTGGCGCCATTGTTGGTCTTAACGCAAAGCTATTGCATCAGTATGTTGAACACATTGCCAACAAACGCCTTAAAGGCCTTGGCGTAGAAACACGTTACGAGCGTAGCGCAAATGACAATCCTTTACCTTGGACTGACCATTGGACAAGTAGCAAAGGATTGCAAGTAGCACCACAAGAAACAGAAATTGAAAGTTATGTTATTGGTGGTATTAAACAAGACGTAAGCAAAGATACCTTTGCTGGATTTAAACTATAAGGAAAAAAATGTTAATCGACGTAAAACGAGATGGTGATGTAGTAACTCTTAAGATGAGTTCAGGTGAAGAACTTATTGGTACTTACAAAGAAGATGATAGTGCAACTTACACTATCGATCGTCCAGTGACACTAAGTGTAGGTCCCAAAGGTGGCCCAGCACTTACTCCTTACTTGATGACAGTTAATCCTGCCAACACACGCAACCTAAAGATTAACAAAGCCTTGGTTGTATGCGTAGCAAGTACTGATAAAGAACTTGCTGACCAGTACAGTTCTGCAATGAGCGGTATCCAAGTTGCACCGGCAGGGTTAAAGTTCTAATGCCAGCAGTACATCGTCAAGGCGATCAAAACGATGGCGGTGGAGTTATCGAAGATGTTGCCCAAGGTACAGTATATGTCAATGGGCAATTAGCCAGTATTGATGGTAGTAGTGTATCTGGGCATGATCTGCACTTACCAACTGCAACAGCAAATGGTAGCCCTACAGTGTTTATTGGTGGAATTCCTGTAAATCGTGCAGGTGATGAAGACGAATGTGGGCATAGTAGGGCAGAAGGTAGCCCAGACGTACATATTGGTTAAAAATGAAATCTCCCATAAATAGCTGGGAGATTTCATTATGTGCGATGCAAAAGCGCCTGGTTCGGGCGCAAGACTAACAACCGAAAGTGGGGTAATTTATTACCCTAATACACCTGAGGGACATGCCGCGGCCAGTGCCGACATGGCCAAAACAATGGGTTCAGGCTCAGGCGAAGGTCAACAGCCACCTCCTCCACAAGAAAACCCAAACCCGCCAGAGGGCTGTGAAGACTACTCTGATGCACTATGGGATAAACCATGTAGCAAGTATTTCAAATATTCTCACATGAAATACAAACCGGTTCCCAATCCAGAAGCTAACCTAACAGCAAATCAAATTGCATGTAACTGGCAAAAGACATGCAAAAATATTTTAGATCCTTTAATCGACGCCGGATTTAAAATTACAATTAGTTCTGGGTATCGCACACCAGCTTTTGATAAATCATTGGGAGCCAAGAACAGTATCGGCGATCACCCATGCGGCCGTGCAACAGATATTCAAATTTTAGGACAAGGTGATCCTTCAGAAAAGGCCAAAGACCTATTTAAGTATATCGGTAAAAATATGAGCGGTTCCTTTAGTCAGTTAATTTACGAAGGCCGTTGGGTACATGTGGCTCACGGCGGTAATAGTCCAGCTAGTGTAGCAGTACTAGTTGCTAGATCAGGCTCTGCACCCTACCAACAAGTTGGCGGCAAGGCAGGGACAAGTCTTCCACCAGATCTAAAGTGGGCCTAATGAAATACGATCCGCATGCCACCATTGAAAAGCTGTGGTTTGATCTTACAGTTGCAATGATACGAAAGTACGGATCATTGCGAACAGCAGGCATATTAGCAGGTATACTTGCAAGACGCACCAAAGGTGATATTGATCTAAAGTGCGAACTAAAGAAGCGTATAGAAGAAGCATAAGTAACACACTATGGCAAATATCCCAGTTATTCCCGGCGTTAGTGTTGCAACCAAAGGCATTCTAAACAAGCCCATCAAAGACATCATTTGTGCCATCTTGTTTGGCGGCATCAACAACATGCTCAAGGGCCCACTTATCTGTGTTAACCTTGATATTGATACACTACTACAAGAAAACATTGATGGCATTCCGAGTCTAGCTGATTTAAAAAACGAACTAGCAGACCTTAAAGATCAACTCAAAGCCGCAGAAGCAATGTCTGGCATTCCAGAAACACTTGCTCGTGTCAATGCCGCTATTGCCGAAGTGCAAAGTTTACTAGCACTAGATGGTATGTGTGCTATTCCGCTAAGAGCCCCACAGATTCCTGACGTTGTTAGTCAAGTAATTGATGCCGAATTCCGTGAAATGAACGCTATCCTAAACGACCTTGGTCGTTTAGCAAAGCCAAGCATGTGTTTGGATGCTGGCGGAGGATTAAGCCTTGGCAAAGGTTATAACCCAGAAAGCATTTTAGGTAGTATTCAAAAGCACGGCGGCAAAATGGCATCCATTCCTGGCGCCCAGATTGACGCTTTAACAAAAAGACTTAAAGGTGTAACCAAGGCTCTAAAGAAATCTATCAATCGCCAACTGTTTCCAGACTTTCGCCACAAACACGATCTAACAACTGGTAAGCCATACGTGGCAAGTGGCGGGCCAACTCTGGCTGCTCCTCCCCCTTTGGCAGCAATCACGGCATTAGATCGTACAGAAGCAGATTATCCACCACCAGACGCACCTAACTTAAAAAGTGCAACAGCAACAGCACAAGCATTGGTAGCCAGTGTAAGACAAACCGGTAGCTATCCTATCAAGGCAGATGGTATAACAAATGCAAACCCATGGTTGCCTATTCTAGGACCCGAGGTGTATAGTTTAGCAGTTAATGCACTAACACCACAGGATCCCTACTATGCACAAGAAGAACCAGTGTACGATTATTGTGGCAAGTTAGTTGGATATACATCTACAGTCGTGTCGGGCGATCCAACTGATACAGGCGGCAATCCATTAACAGGAGCAACAATCGAACCACCGAAAACAACATTTGATTTTGTTTGGATTGGTGATCGCAACTGCTGGGCAGTAACAGGTGATGTCAGCGAGCAGGTTGTCAATGGCCGCAGGGATGTATACTTAAATGCAAACCCAACCATAGAATTACACAGAGGTTATGCTCACACATTTGGCATCCCGTCTATAGATATCAGTGGTGCTGGTGTAGCAGAAGAATTCTTTATTTGCTATGTTGATGAAAACTTGCGCCCACGCAAAGATACATTTGGTAATGTGCAGCCTTTCAATCTTGGACTTGCAAGATTAGAAACATACGAGCTATTAGAAGATGCAAACGGATCATTTAACGACACGTATGCACTGGAACGTAAAGGAACATACCCAACTGGTACTACATTATACTTTGCGGCCGAACAACGTGTGTATTCAGGAGAAACAGAACCAATATTGCCAAACGAAGAAGTATGGTGGTATGATCTTGTTTCTTGCGATACAAAGCGTTTTGTACTAAACAGAGATGTTGATGGTAATGTTGTAGATGGTACAGGCACTTGGGTCGATGTATCCAACGAAGACCGCGAAGCAAAATGGTTTGGCTCGTCAAATGATTTTGGCGCACCACACGCCAACTACCTTGCATATAGTAACAAAAGCGGCTCAATTTTTGGATTATTTAAATTCATCTAAGGCTTGACAAACAATTCAAATAAGTATATACTGTAAGTTATTGCTGTATGAAGCGATGTAAAATAAGTTCAAGACGCGGGGGCAGTGCCCGCCAGGTCCACCATAAGAGATTTTATGAGTAATGTATTGCTTGCTTTATTGATAGTTGGTTTACATGGTTACTGGATTTATAAGCTGGTAACATATGATTGGACCAAATTCGAAGAAGATCAAAAACAAGCAATGGAAGATTTCTTATGATGGGCCTGACACAGGATCGATTGGGCAAAGAGTAACAAAGTGGACAGCTCGGCAAAGCAGAAGCCGTAGGATTGGGGTAACCCGGTCGTAGAAGCAAAAAACTACAACTGCAAACGATTCAAGTTTCGCATTAGCTGCCTAAACTCAGCTTAGGGTAAGACATACCTCGTAACAGAAATTCAGAACCCGCTTCGGCGGGTTTCTTTTGAGTTTTGCCAAAACACATTGACACAGCATCAATGCAGTGTAATAATACATACATCACTGTACAACCAGTGGTAAATAA